GTCCCCAACCCACTGTCTCTTCAGTAGTGCTCGACGTAGTACAAAGACTAGCCACCACGGCATCATGAGCTCATCGCAGACCGGCCACACAGACACCAGTTCTGTCATACCCGAAGGTCAAGAACCAGTGCGCGCTCCCGCCACAACAGCGAGAATTAAGTGCACCTCCAGTGCCAGCTTGACGGACTCGTTTAGAGTTCCACGTCAGAGAGCCAACGGTCTGTTGCCAGACCTTAACACTGCTGTTACACACGACTCACCGGTGATTACACCGTTCTGCGATGAGTAAGTACCCGTGGCCAGATTCACCCGAGGGGAGTCTGGCCGCACACTGTACTTCAAGAACAAAGGGTCAGTTCCAAGGCCACTTAGTGGCAGAGGCAACACCCGAGCTTCCTCCCTGCAGTGTTCAAACGCGCTCCCGCTCGAAGCGAGGCGCGACAACACAGCCACCACTCTTTTTTCGCCAAACAAGGCGAGCTCCTCGAACCAGGGGAGGGAGCGGAACAGCAACGTAGCGTCTGAACGCTGCGCTGGTCAAGCCCAAAAGCCGTCGAACGCGAGGGCTACGCTTCACGTAGGTGAACGTACCCTCCCTAAGATCGACGGACAAACGGTCTGCACGCTTGGGGTCCCAAGAAAGGGCGACAAGTTCTCTAAAGAACTCGGTGTCGTCAGCCTTGCCTCGGGCTCTCTCCCAACCCTCTGGAACGCTACTCTTAAAGTAGCCTGAGACCGCTCCTGGAAAAGGAGGATCGGCCTGTGAGGGAAGCTGAATGTAGAACCGCTCGCGGTCCAACAACCCAGCCCCAAACAGGACGTCCTCCCTCACCGGGAGCCCCCACCCACGACGCAGCGACCTCTGCGACCACCAAACCTGGTCTGAGAACTTCCTAAGAAAGAAGATCTGCAGACGTCGACTTCGAGCGGCTCCAAAAAACCGAAGAGTACGAAACCTCCCGACAAGGGAAGTAACGTCATCAACGGGTTTGAAGAGCGCAGTCGACCTAAGAACTGGTGCCATTCTAACACGAATGGTGCCGGAAACAAAAAAAGTACTGTTCAGTGAGAACCACCTCGAAGACAAGGCAGTCTTTCCAACAGACAGAGTCAGTCCGCAAGCGGACACACCGCGAGACCAGGTCTCGAACTCTGACTGTGTGGATCGAAAGACGATGTCATCACCGTTAATTCTCACAGGTACCTTCCTTCGGACGAGGAACCGGAACGCAAGGTAATTCTGTAGGCAAAGAAGGGGAAAACTCATGGAGTTTCCCATCATTTGCCCACGAACAACCTTAACGTCCCTACCGTCGATTGAAGCTGTACAAGACAGCATCTCACGAGCAGCCCTCCTCACAAAGTAGGGCACCCGGGTACAACGATCGTTAATGCAATTCATGATGTGGCGGGCCACATCGGAGTTTAAGTTGTCAGTCGCTGACTCGTAGTCACCGGAGACGAACAACTCTCCTTCCTTGGATGTAAAATCCTTGAACTTACACGCGGTCGCCTCCCCCCTGAGGCACCAATCCTGCTCCGACAGCCGGTCGTAGACTAGTCG